GTTGTTGTTCTTGTATAAAGATAAACAGTTGCTGCACTAAAGCTATCAACGCTAATCACTGCTGCTTCACTTGGATTTACGCTTGGCGCAAGTAATCCTTTGTTAATAGCCTCAGTAACTTGATTCATCCACGAATCTTGAGGACTATCACCAGATATAGGTGGACGAATAATTGCCATTATCTAGTTCCTCCTTTAAGGATCTCATACTGTAGTCCAGAAACATTCCATTCATTAGTAGCTGTTTCAGTTAGCTTATAGTTTAGGAATCGTCCTGATTCCTTAATATCTATTTTATAATCACTTGCCACTACAAAGTTATTAGTAATGCCTGTTGTTGGATTAACATTATCTCCAGGATAATTACTACCTTTAACGTACATTGTTAGTGTAGCATTAGCTCCCTCTACTTTCATTGCAATAGTAGATAATGTTTCAGTATCAAACTCAGGACTCATAGCAAGCCTTCTACGTTCTACAAACGATTCATAGGCAGTAGAGTCTACTAAAGAATAAGTCTTATCGCCATACATCAACTCTGTTCCGTAAGCAAACAAAGGAACTCTTTCATTAGGGTTGTTATCATAAGGTGCAATATCACCTGAAGTAATAGTACTATTCATTCTACGAATAGTCCAATTATTTAACCTATAGTTCCAAATAAGACATTCATTAATTGTTGTGCTGCTACCTTTAGGGTAACAAATCCATAGCTCATCTTTAGACTGATAACGTAAAATAAAGAGTTTTTGTTCTTGTGCTTTATTTAAGTTATCAATAAGATAACGCCGAACTTTGCCATCAGCCACTGATTTAATGGATCCAGGATGTCCCCCAAATGTATAAACATCATTACTCCCGACAACAAAGTGTTGACCATCATATTCTTGAACTGCTTCAATTGTTTGAGCACCATAACTATCTGTTACTGTAGAAAAAGAAAAAGGAATAGTTGAGCTTCCTGTTTGCTCTAATGAGTGTATAGAATTATTTGTATAGATATACATTCTACCTTGTAGCTCTGCCATGTCTTGAACAGTGCCAGTTGAAGATAAGGTAAACTCATCCGCTGTATTAGTACCAGCAGCAAACGGATTCCAGTTAGCAGGCACTGCTCCAGGCGCAGCAACATCCGATGTTCTTACTACACCAGCCAAACGCCTTACAATAACTGTATTAGTGTTATCATACTCTGTAAGATTACCAGCAACAAGAAGATTCTTATAGGCTCTAATCACACCACAACGTACACGAACTACATTAGTAGATCTTACTTTACAAACAACAGTATCACCGCTTTGTATCATAGCAACACTAGGTGTAATGATTGTTGTGTTAGTTGAGGCTTGATTAGAACAAGTAAACGTAGTTTGATTATTACCGTCTTTATCGTCTGAGTTACTACCTAACGAACTAAACTTAGCATAGTTTCTAATTGTATTAGTAGCACTATTAATAATAGTAATTGTCGCTTCTTGTTTACTAAAGTCTACTAGCTGCCCTAGGTTAAAGTCTAGTGTTTGATTAGCAGAATCCCAGACAGCAGAAGATATTTCTTCATTAGCATAATAAGAATCCCAGCCTGGAAGTTCATACATATCTAAGTTAGCAATGTTAGTATTTCCAGGAATATCTTGAGCATACAGCGGTCTTTCAATTCCATTATTAATAATAAAAGTAAAACCACCATTAAATAAAGTATGTTGCCAAACACCGCCTTGTGCAATCCCTGACTTTAATACTTCAGTAGTTTGCACACCGTCATTCTTTAATGCGTGTATTGTATCTGTAGATCCATTGTTAGTTACTACAATATAATAACCAGTTCCAGGATTAAGGTTTGGGTTATCCCAAAACGCTATGTATATAATAGGATCGGAGAAAGGCGTTGTTATTGCCTCCTCTCCTTCCATCTTTCTAACTGCACCATCTCTAAATCTAACATTAAGACAATCAGTAAAAATGTTTTGTGCAAGAGAAGCGGCGGGTAAATCCTTTACTACACCTGCAGATGCTATATCATTAATCGGTACGACTTGACCTGCCATTTATTTCTCCTTTAAGAACACTCTTTTTGACCTGTGAGCGGGTCGATAAAGCAAGCCTCAACCGTTCCCGTTTCTTGTACCACTTCCGCAGCTTCGCTAGGTACCTGCGCTTCTTCTTCCACGGTTTCTTCAATGGTATTAAGGATTCCAAACCGTTTCCCTGACATCCGGAACGTAGTGCATCCCTTCGCCCCGCCCTTCCAGGCATCAACATAGACCTTTTTAAAGTCTTCATAAGAGACATCATCTCCGACGTTACAAGTTTTTGAACATGCAGAATCAATATAATGCTGTGCTAATAGTAATACAGCTAAGTGCTCCTGCACCGAAATATCATTTGCACTGCGGCCTTTTACACCACGTGCATAAGCATAGTCTTCTACTCTTTCAATAATCGGCCCATCAAATGTTTGAATGGTACGATCGTAGTAATGCGAAAATACAGGTTCAATACCACCTGAGATGTTGTCGGCCACAATAGATATAGTGCCAGTAGGGGCAATAGAAGTAAGGTGACTATTTCGGATACCATGTTCTCTGATCTCCTTTTTAACAGAAGCTGGAAGTGTACGAATAAAATTAGATTGTAAGTAAGCTTCACGATAAAGTGGGAATGCGCCTTTCTCTGCTGCTAGTCGCGCAGATGCTCTGTAGCAATTGTCACGCAAGCACGCGAATACTTTTTCTGCCCACACAAGAAATTCTGGTGAGGCATACGGCATTCCAAGCAGTTCTCCGGCATTAGCCAAACCAGTGATGCCAAGTCCCATACGGCGCTTGTTCTTTGCTTCATCTGATTGTTGTTTAAGTGGGTAGATGGTTCGGTCAATAATATTGTCCTGTGCTCTAACAACTTCTGGAATATCCTTTTTAAATTGTGTAAAGTTAAAGCCGTCAGCTTCAACATACTTAGTAAGATTAAATGAACCAAGTAGGCATGCACCATAAGCGGGTAGTGGCTGCTCGCCACATGGGTTAGTAGCAGCAATCTCTTCACAGTAGTGAAGGTTGTTCATCTCCGTAATGCGGTCAACAAACAGCACACCAGGTTCTGCCCAATCCCAAGTCGACGACATGATTTCATCCCACAACGCTTTTGCGGATATCGTTTTGTAGTCGATGCCATCGAAGCACAGTGTGAAAGAATCGTCGCTATCATTAGTTAGCGCCTCCATAAACGCATCAGTAATGCCTACACTAATATTAAACCCGGTTAGCTTATCGCTATTACGCTTAGCTTGAATAAACTCTTCAATGTCTGGATGGTCTACTCGTAGTACTCCCATCTGTGCGCCACGTCGATGGCCTGATGATGCAATTGTTTGACAGACAGCATCAAAGATACCCATAAAAGAAATAGGTCCGGAAGACTGTGAGTCTAGTGATTTAATCTTTGCACCACGTGGGCGAATCTTACTAAAGTCGTAACCAATACCACCACCTCGGCGCATAGTCTCAGCGGCTTCAGCTGCTCTATCCATAATAGAAGCCATGCTATCTTCAATCTCACCAGATACAAAACAGTTATACGCTGTTGTAATACGACGAGATCCAATAGCAGACTGTACTCTACCAGCGGGGAGAAACCTCATATTCCCTAGAATATCTTCTAGGCTATATCGATGTTCTTCATTATCACATAGGGTCTTAGCAATTCTTTTAATCTTGTCATCAAATGTTTCATCTGACTGACGGTATTTCATCTTATCAATTTCTTCAGCAATGGTTGTAGTTGGTCCAGTATATTCAGTATTGTGCATATTTTTATTCCCCTATATGGTTAGATGCGCCTTCCTCTTATAGGGGACATTTAATTCAAATCTACACCATTCGCATTCTTTTTACAAGGCGATCAGCTCGGTTAGTTACTTGCTGATACCAACGGCTATCAACCATTTCGACAGCAGCCCTATGCCAATCACCAGCATCTACAGCAGCCTTCATACCTTTAAACTTACTTAGCCTAGACCTTCCCATATTAAACATCATATTAGCAATAATCAATTGGACTTGCTCAGGCAGAATGCTAAAGTTGGGGTATAAGAGTGTGCACTCCGATAACACTGTTTCGACATCACTAGCGAAGCACTCATTGACTCTATCTTCTGAGACTGGTGTTCCAACTGGTAGTCCATACTCAGGATCGCTATTGAGAATAAGGTGACCAATACCAAAAGTAGGGAGGCCAAGATGATCCAAGTAGATCTCATACTTACAGCCCTCGTCAATCTTAAGTTCTTCTCTAAGGGTCTCTATATTCATTTAGTTAGCCCTGCTTTCTTTTCATATGTACGTAAAGTTCCAATACCAAGCATACCTCCTAGAACAGGCAGCAGGGTCCCCATATCAAACTCGGGTAGTACAGGTAGCTCTGTACCTGTTAAGGCTACCACAAAGAGCAGGATGGGCTGTAGAACAAAGTGATATGCAAAGGCTGATGCACATACCCAACC